GAACCCAGAGCGTGCGGTTGACCACCATTGGTTCGACATGAGCGCTGCGTACAAGCGCGAGCAGGCCATCAGCGCGGAGGTGTTGTCCAGGGATCTGCCATTCCCCCAGACGGCACTGGTATGCGCCTACGAGGGCAAAAGGGCGCTTTTGTTTATCTCCCGCGTGGGCGAGATTACCGGTGTGGCTGGACTTCAATGGGACAACGATGCTCTTAACGCCAAAACAAGCCAGCAGGTGATGATTCCGGGGTTCTTCTTTGTGGTGGACAACGAGGGGATCAAGGTCAAACACAAGGACGGCACGCCCTTTGACTACCGCACCAGCTACGCCACGGGCGTCCTGGCCTTTGTGGCGGCTTTCCTCGAGTCCCTGGAGACCACCCCTGCCACCGGGTACCTGCCGGTCAAGCGGGCCAACTGGGAGAAGAAGATCCGCCAGGGCAAGGTTCCGACCTACGACTGGACGACCATCACCATTGCGCCGGCAAAGCCTCGAGGGCCAGACCTGGGGGGTACGCACGCCAGCCCCAAGTGGCATGAGCGCCGCGGCCACTGGAGGACGATGAAGAAGTCCGGCAAAAAGGTCTGGGTCACCAACTGCGAAGTGGGGGACAAAACCAAGGGCGCCGTCTTTCACGACTACAAGATCCAACAGCCAGCTAAAATTTAACGCCATGACAGATAAGACACTCAAGGAGCGCCAGCAAGCCCTACGCGAGCGCCGCAAGAAGCTGGGGCTGGTACGGCTGGAGGTGTGGGTGCCAGAGCCGGAGGTCAAAAGGGTGCGTCAGTTAGCCCGCACTCTTTGCCAGAAAGCTGGGGAGGCTATAAACTCCCTGTAAAGGAGCCGTTTGACCCATGGCCGATACCAACCCTTCCCGCCGCAAGAAAGCGCCCCAAACCGCCGAAAAGGAGGCTTCCCAGGCCATCCAGAAGGCTGCTGAGGCTGCAAAGGACGCGCCGCGCAAAAAGACCGGACGCCCATCTAAGTACACCCCCGAGATCGCTCAAGAGATCTGTGAGCGTCTTGCTGACGGGGAGCCCTTGCGTCAGATATGCAGGGATGACGGGATGCCTGAGTGGCGAACCATCTACGACTGGATGTATCGGGATGATGCTCTTGGAGAGGCCGGAGTCGGTCTTTCCGCAGCAATCGCACGCGCCCGTGAAATGGGGCAGGACGCCATCGCTGAGGAGATCTACATTGAAACCTGCCTTGAGCCTGAGCGCATCCTGTCCGAGGGGGGTGGCCGGGTGGACTCTGGCTACGTCCAGCTCATCAAGGCCAGGGCTGACATCAAGCTCAAGCTGCTGGCGAAGTGGAACCCCAAGCGGTACGGCGACCGAGTGCAACTGGCTGGGGATGCTGAGAACCCCCTGAAGACGCAGGTGGACATCAGCCTGTTCGATACCCTGCTGACCACGCTCGAGACCCGCCGTCAGGCAAAGGAATGAGCGACCCGCTGCTCGAGCTGCTGCGCGATGAAAAGACCCGCCGCCAGTACGCCCTGCTTCCTGCTGCGGAGCGTGCCGCCTTTGAGTGGCGCTCCAAGTGGCTTGCCACAGCCCACGACCACCAGATCCTGCCCTCCGGTGACTGGTGGACGATCTGGCTGCTTCTTGCTGGCCGCGGCGCCGGTAAGACCCGAACCGCTGCCGAGCAGGTAGGCTGGTGGGCCTGGAAGGAGCCAGGGACGCGCTGGCTCGTTGCTGCTCCTACCTCTGCTGACGTTCGGGCCACCTGCTTTGAGGGTGACTCAGGGCTGATCAACATCATCCCCCAGACCTTGATCGAGGACTACAACAAGGCCTACCACGAACTCAAGCTCATCAACGGGAGCCTGATCAAGGGCATCCCTGCGTCGGAGCCTGAGCGCTTTCGGGGCCCGCAGTTCCACGGGGCTTGGTGCGACGAGCTGGCCGCCTGGGACTACCTGCAAGACGCCTGGGATCAGATCATGTTCGGCGTTCGTCTGGGCAAGAGAACCCGCATCCTCTGCACCACCACGCCTAAACCGAAAGACCTCATCGTGGATCTGGTGGGGCGGGAGGGCGACGATGTCCATCTGACCACGGCCTCGACCTACGCCAACCTTGCCAACCTCGCCCCGAGCTTCCAAAAGCAAATCTTGCAGTACGAGGGCACGAAGCTGGGCCGCCAGGAGATCTACGCTGAGATCATCGACCCTGAAGAGGCTGGCATCGTCAAGCGAGACATGCTCAAGCTGTGGCCGGTGGACAAGCCCTTCCCCAAGTTCGAGTACATCCTCCAGTCCTACGACTGCGCCACCAGCGAGAAGACCATCAACGACCCCACCGCGGCTACGACCTGGGGCGTCTTCAAGCCCATGGACGGCCCCATGTCTGCCCTGCTGCTGGACTGCTGGCAGGATCGCCTCCAGTACCCGGATCTGCGCCCCAAGGTTCAGGACGAGTACGAGGTGGTCTACGGGGAGGGCCGGGACAGGAAGCGGGTGGATCTGATCCTGATCGAGGACAAGTCCGCGGGCATCAGCCTGATCCAAGACCTCCAGCGGGCGCACATGCCGGTGCGGGCCTACAACCCAGGCAAGGCCGACAAGATGCAGCGCCTGAACATCGTGTCCTCCCTGTTCGCCAGGGGCAGGGTCTGGGTGCCCGAGTCCAGCCAGCGCCCAGGCTATGTGCGGGACTGGGCCGAGCCTCTGGTCTCGCAGCTCTGCGCCTTCCCCGATACAACGCACGATGACTTCGTGGACGCCACGACCCAGGCCCTGCGGTTCCTGCGGGATGCTGGCTTCATCGACATCGACGGCCCAGCCCCGGACGACTATGACGAGGACGATGTGATCGACGCTGGCGGCAGGAAGCGCGAGAACCCCTACGCCATCTGATCGCCTTTTCCGTTCTGTTAAAGTAGAAGGCCTATGAGCAACTACAACTTCGGCGACTTGGTGCAGGTCAATCCGTCTGTCGAAACGTTCGGGGGCTGCATCGTTGTTGTCACTGAGCCAAAAGAATGGGGCGTCATGGGCTACGTCCAGTCCGCGGGCGTGCCCGGTCAGCAATACATCCGCCTCAAGTTCGAGGACATTGAACCAACGGGCGGGAAAGCTGCTTGGGTGGCTGAATGACACAGTCGATCTCAAGAAGCTGACCTGTACAGAAAACGCCCGAAACTAGACAGGTCGGGCCGATATGCATAGTCGGTGTTGATATGTGCTGATGGGTGTTGACACAGCACTGCAAGGACGTATAATCCAGCCATCGACGGACTGGTAACCCGTCGTAGTTCGTCGAAACGCAACCGTGAACCCATTGGGGAGCGGGCTTCGTCAAAGCTGGGATGTCCTGTCGACGCAGGCTCTTATGCGGCAACCAAGCCTAAAGCTCGTTCCCCAATGGGTTTTTTGCTTTGTGGCCGCCACCCGTCAGGGCGCGTGAGCTAATGCGGTTGAATCGCCGGCACCCAAGAAAGACTCGGATCGGAACGACCCACCGATCCGTGCCAGCCTTGGTTGAGGGACTGGCGCAGGCAGGCCTGATAAGTGACCCGGCTCCGTTGCAGGCTTCCCGATGAATCAACCCGTCCAGCGCACTTGGTCTGCCCTAGTACAGAAGAGACAGGCAGATGGAGAGTGAACCCCAGGGGTCACCCGGAGAAGCTATGCACAAACAGGTGCGCCGCCCGGCCAAACCCGCTATATTCCCGAGCGTGACGACACTTGTTGTTGAATCGGTCTGGGCCACGCCCTCCCACTAGAGGGCCTCTGAGCATCAACATAGACCCCGCATAATCGTAAGCGGGACTATGCGTTCGCATTGCCATCGCATTGCGTTCGTTAACTGAGGGGCGCTATGCCAATGAACGGACTGGTTGAGCTTTGGGATGTCACGGTTGCCCCTGATGTGCCCTCCGTGACTGTTCGCCAGTGCCAGGGCCGGTTTGAGATTCTGGCCCCTGGTGAGATAGCTGACTGGCAGGCTGAGGCCTTGCTGGAGGCGGTACAGGAATGGATAGACCGCCGCCGTGAGTGAGGGCATAATCCTTCGCATTCGAGGGCATGCCTATGGCTGACAAACAATCCGCGGCTTTCGGGGTCTTTCCCCAGATGAAACCCCGCCGCTCGGTTCAGGACCGGGAGGCCGCCAAGGACATGGATGTCGCCATGCTGCGCGGCTTTGTCTCTGGCGTTGCTGGCATGCCCGGTGACCTCGAGTCCCTGGCTCGGCTTCTACTAAACATCCAAGGCCCCGAGAACTTCTCGATGCCCCGCACCAAGGACGAGGCCTTGGCAAAGCTGGGCCAGATCTTCGGCGCCAACCGCGTCAGCCTTGACCCTGTTCTCCCCACCTCTGAAGACATTGAAAAGCGCCTGCCGTTCAGATCCGCATCTGAGACGCCTGTTGGCCGCGCTGTCACGGGCGCATCTCAGTTGGCTGGCGGCTTTTACTTGGGCCCTGGCTCTCCGGCACGACTGATTACCGGCATCCCGCAAGCGGTGGTCAAGGGCGGCAAGGACTTCGTGATGGCTGCGGGCCAGCCTGCTACGCGGATGTTCATCGGCCCCAAGGCCAAGACATGGAACCAAGCCAAGGCGGATGAGGCGGCTCGGATGGAGAAGGCCGGCGTTGACCCGGTGGAGATCTGGCGCCAGACCGGCACCTTCCGCGGTGCTGACGGCATCCCCCGCCAGGAGATCAGTGATGTCGGCGCCCGGTTCCTGACCGACCCTGAACGAGGAGAGGCCGCCCAGGTAATCCTGTCCGGCATCGACACCCTCAAGCAAAAGATCAAGCCGACCAAGCAGAAGGATCTGTTCCCCCGGCAACTGACCGAGGCCAAGAAGGGCGTGCGTGAGCGCATTAACCGCGCCCAAGATGAGCTGTGGGAGTACAGGTCTGATCCGAGCCAGGGCGTGCGG